ATATAAAAGAGTAGTAATGAACAAATTTCCAGTAAGAGGTTATTTTCATCCAGAAGACGCTTTTGCAACTATTGCAGAGTGGAAAGAAGTAGCAGATCAATTTTTAGAATTGCAAAAATCAGGGTTTGATACTAGAGGTAGCGTGATTGATGATAACCATAATTTAGTGCAATTAATCAATAGATGGTTTAAGTATCAACTTTATGTTGAAACTCAGCACTTTGATGGTTTAACTCAAAAAGAAGTTTTAGACTTTATTGAAGATTTTGTTAATCATAGAGTATGGCAACTTAATGACGAGTTCGATGAGTTAATAGGCCCTGAATTAATAAATCAAGTTAAAGTCGCATTCTTTTATTCAAGAGGGGCATTGGAACCGTTTGTGCTTTTAGATGCAGATTTTACTAATGCAGTTTATGGAACTACAGACGCTGTCGTTACTACATTACATTGGGCTTCTCCTCAAGGAGTATTAAATTTAAAAGATTCTGTAGATAATGGCGGGGTATATGCTATCTCGACTTTTACTAAACAATTTAGAAAATTCTTTAGGCCGGAATCAAATATGCTTGTTAAATTGCAAGGAAAACTAGTAGCTGCATTTAAATCAGATGTTAAATCAATTGTAACTGATAAAGGAAATAAAGCAGCGGCAATGTTTAGATTAGGATTTCCAGGTGGAGAATCTAATTTATGTAACTCTGTTGATACATGTAGTGACTCAGACAGATCAACTTATTTATGGAATGAAATTATTGTTAAGCCTGTTAAAATATTAGAAATAAAAAAAGTAATTAAATATTAAAGTTATGAAAGTCAATATAAAAAAATTAAGCACAGAAGCAGTGCTTCCGTCATATGCAACTCAAGGAGATGCAGGAATGGATTTAACAGCTATCTCATCACAAATAGATGCGTCAGGACTATTCATTGAATATGGAACTGGCTTAGCAGTTGAAATTCCAGAAGGTCACGTAGGTCTTTTATTTGCTAGAAGTTCAGTATCAAAAACATCTTTGATTTTAGCAAATCATGTAGGAGTTGTAGACTCTGGATATAGAGGTGAAATTAAATTTAGGTTTAAAGATTTAGGTATTAGAACTAAAGAAATGGAACCTGCAGTATTGCAAACACTTCAAGAAGACAGAGAAAGAAAGCAACTTCCTTTATTAACAGGTCCGGTAGATAATGTAATTTGGGTGTCATCTGAAACTGCATATCAAGTAGGAGATAGAATAGGTCAGCTGGTTATTATACCATATCCACAAATTGAGTTTGAGGAAGTAGACGATTTGACTGATTCTCAAAGAGGTGCAGGAGGTTATGGGTCAACAGGAAATTAAGGATTTAGATATTTATTTTAAAGAAAATTATGGAAGAATTAGCATCATTATTCATGCACTCTAGAACTCAAGCTCATGTATTTCATTTACGTGTAAAAGGGCCTGGTTCGCATGCTGCGCATTTAGCGTTACAAGCATATTATGAAGGGATCATTCCTTTACTTGATTTAATTATTGAAAATTACCAAGGTAAAAATGGAATAATTGAATTTCAGGATGTAGACGGTATTGACAATAATGCAGCTATAGAAAACATTATTAAATATTTCAGTAAACTAATTGAAGCTTTAGAAAAATTAAGAAAAGGAGAAAAGCTTCAAAGTTCTTCAATACAAAACCAAATTGACACTATTGACGAATTGCTTTCATCGACAAAATACAAATTAGAAAATTTAGCGTAATGGCAAAAATTAACCTAAATTCTATTCTAGCAGACGATAAAAATGCGGTTGAAAGAATTGTAGAGACTGTAGAAGTTGCTCAACAACCACTTCCTAATTTCGATGCTATCTTAATGGAATGGTCTTGGAGATGTGAAAAAGGATATCCTGACTTTGATAATAAAAAGGATATTGCTGCGTTAAGAGAAGTTCTTAAAGAAATGAATTTATCTGAAAATATACTTTTAGAAAAAGCAGCAGCTCTGCCTAAAAGTAATATTTTTAACAAAGAATATTTAGATCAACGATATCCGAAGCACTCAGCTGCAATTATGAAAGCATTCAGAGAAGCAGGTCCAGCTGAAATAAATAAAGTATTGCCACTTTTTGGTACTATAATTGATATTGATACTTTAATGACTACTATTGGTACATATAAATCTAATAAATTATTTAAAGCTTTATATACCATATCTTCGGTATCTGGAAAAGAAGGCGAAGAGGCAGATACTTCTGGTAGAGGTGGATTAGGTAAAGGAGAAGTATTAAGTGTATTACTAACTAAAGATGGAGAATCAGGAGGCACTTCTGGTACTGATTTATCAGGGGCTATAACATCTGAAATCAAAGCAGGGACTGCTAAAACTTTTAAAGTGCCATTAGGCGCATCTAGAATTACTCCATTTGTATCTCAAAAAGAACTTAGAAGATTATATTCTTTAATTGAAACGGTTAAAGAAAATAAAGCTTTGTATGAACAATTTTTAGAAGATATTCAAGCAGAGTTAGGTAGTGACAAAATGATTTTAAAAGATGGAGTATATTTTGGTAGGAAGTCAACCCCTTCAAACATAAATCAGACTGAATATGAAAATATTCAAAAATTCTTTAAAGGATGTTATAACTATTTTTATATTAAAAATAAAAAATTAGATAATTCTATATATGTAGATTTAGATAGTGATGCACCAGGGCAAGGTGATATTTTGTTATTAGCAAAATTATTATCTCCTGGTACTATTCCAAGCATTAAAGCAGGTTCAAAAGTTGAAATTGAAGTTCAAAGTATAGAGCAAGATGATGTAAGAACTTTTAAATTATTTTCGTATAGACTAAAACAACATCCTTACGTAGTAGATCCTTTAGCATTTGATGCTGATACTAATAACGATTTAAATAAGTTATTGACAAATAAGTATTTGATATTTCACGAATCTACTAAAGGAGAATTAAATAAACCGATAATGATAGATTCAGTATCTAGCAAATATAATCCTAGAGTAGTAGGATATACATTAGATCAAGTAATAGTCAAATTCGATATATAAAATAAAATACTCCCTTGATTGGGAGTATTCAACTAATCGATCGTTCTATTTGGTAATTTCAAAAGAAATTACTATATTAAGTAAATAATAATTAAACAAGTTATGGCAGTAAGAGCAATTAAAAAAGGAACACCAGGCGTTACTCAAGTAGAGACCAAACCTACAAGACAACCTAGAGCAACTAAAAACAACAATTTAGGATCATTTGTGGACGCAGTGACTCCAGAACCAAAAATTGTTTTAGAAAACTTCATTAATATTGATAAATTAAATGAAGTGACAAAAAAAGCAACCCCAGAATCCAAACAATGGATTAGTCAAATGGTAGACATTGCTTTGTCTATTACCAAACAAGAACAATTTCTTTCAATGGGAGAGATAATTGCGATTAACTCACTTCGCAAACAAGGTATTCTTGTTTAATTCAAAAGGAAACCTTATATTCAGTATATGAAAAAATTTCAATCAACAAAATTATTTGACGGATACTCAACATGTTTCCGCCAATGGAAAGCAGACGGCACTCATTGTAAGTTTCTTCACGGATATGCTATATCTTTTAGAGTATGGTTTGAAGGCGAACTAGATGAAAGAAACTGGGTATGGGACTTCGGAGGAATGAAAAGAGCTACTAATAAAATTGATGGATTTACTCCTAAAGAGTTTTTCGAAAATTTATTAGATCACACTACTGTCATAGCAGAAGATGATCCGTATTTGCCTTTATTTAAACAAATGGATACAGAAGGCATTATTCAATTAAGAGTAATTCCAGAAACAGGATGTGAAAGATTTGCAGAGTATCTCTTTAATAAAATTAATAATTTTCTTAAGCAAGAGACTGACGGCAGAGTATCAGCAGTAAAAGTTGAAGTGTACGAGCATGAAAGAAATGCAGCTTCATATCAGATATGCAATTCATATCGAGGATAAACAAATAACTAAATATAAATTACATGAGTAAGAATTCAGCAAAATCACATTACGAACAATTAATGGCATGGTTACCTAGTCTTAAGAAAGCTTTTGTGCCTAAAAAAGAAGAATCTTCTTCTAAATTTTCCAAAGCAGATCACTATAAATCTAGAGGAGCGAAATAATGAAAAGGATAGAAGATTATAACAAAACACTTCCCGTTGTAGAACTTTACACAGCAGTTCAATCTGAAGGATCTAGAGCTGGGTATCCTACTATAGTAATTAGAACGACAGGCTGTACTCACAGATGTTATTTTGGTGAAGGTGGATGGTGTGATTCTTGGTACACTTCTATTCATCCTGAGAAGGGTCATATTAGTTTCCAAGACATTATTAATATGTATGATGCAAATCCGCACATCAAAGAGATGATGCTAACAGGAGGTTCTCCTACAATGCATCCAGCATTAGTAAATGAACTAACACATTTAGCACATGAAAGAAACATTTTTATCACTATTGAAACTGAAGGATCGCATTTCTTGGAGACTGACTATCCTATTAATTTACTTTCAATATCGCCGAAGTTTAGTAATTCGGTTCCTAAAATTGGAGTACTTACACCTCAAGGAGCAGTTACTGATGATAAAATGATTAAACAACATAATAAGTTAAGACTTAATTATGATGCAATATCTAAAATGATTTCATATCATTCTGATTATCATCTAAAACCAGTGTGGGATGGAGAAGATCAAGATGCTTTAGCTGAAATTATGGGATGTATTAAAATGCTAGATATTCCAGAAGATAAAGTTTGGTTTATGCCGGCAGGAGATTCAAGAGAAGCTTTATTCAAATCCTATCCAAAAATGTTTGATTGGGTAAGAGATAATGGTTATAGATTAACTTGGAGACCTCACATCATTGCATTTGAAGATAAAAGAGAAGTATAATGATAAACAAGGCAACAGAATTTGAAATGTTAAGATCTCTTCATACATTATGGAGAGGTAGACGACTTACTAGAGTTGAAGTAATAGACATATTGAAAAAACAACACAATATGAAATTAGTAGCAATTACTAAAGATGTAATAGAAGCAGAGTCATTAGACGGTAAAGTAAAATATTCAATTAAATAAATTATGGCAGATAAAAAATTAAAGCCGCTAGGCGACAGAGTTTTAGTAAAAGAATACAAATCTAAAGAAGAAAAAAGAACAACTTCTGGAATCATTATTCCTGAGACTGTATCTTCTGAAGATGTAAAAATGGGTAAGGTAGTAGCAGTTGGTCCTGGGTTGTATACTCAAAATGGTTCACTGATTCCTATGTCGGTTAAAGTAGGAGATGAAGTAGTATTACCTCCTTATGGACAAGCTCAGAAAATGAAGTTAGGTAATGAAGAATATCAATTATATAGAGAATCAGAGTTGTTAGGAATTTTAGACGGAGACAATCAATTAGAGTTACCTTTGTAATATGAAAGAGCTATTAAAATATGCAAATTCTTCTAGTCCTCGCACAGAAGATGAAAAGTTGAATATGATTGAACATGCTGCTGAGCATTATGGTAAATACATGACAGCGTTAGGAATTGATTGGGAGAATGACCCAAACTCTTCAGATACTCCTAGAAGAGTAGCAAAAGCGTTTGTTAATGATTTAGCTCAAGGATGTTATGCAGATGCTCCTAGAATCACAGCATTTGACAATTTAGATGGTTATGACGGAGTAGTGTTTCAAGGAAATATCGACGTTAAATCATTTTGCTCTCACCACCATTTGCCTTTTGTAGGATATGCTCATGTAGCTTATATTCCTTCAGCAGACGGTAAAGTAATAGGATTGTCAAAATTAAATAGAATTGTAGAGTACTTTGCTCGAAGACCTCAGGTGCAAGAAAACTTAACTATGCAAATTCATGATTATATCAATGAAGTTTGTGAAGGTAATAAAGGAGTTTCTGTTATGATAGCAGCGAACCATATGTGTGCTTGTGTTAGAGGAGTAAGACATGACTCGACAATGATGACTTCAAAAATGTCAGGTGCCTTTTTAGAAGACCCTGCAGCAAGAAATGAATTTTATAGATTCGTTGATACACTTAAAAAATAATTAATTAGCGCCAGTCTCATTAATAATTTAAACATATGGAACAAATTTTAGCATTTGTTTTAGGTGCCGGTGCAGTTGTCCTTATTTGGGGAGTTGTGGTAGCGTTTAAGACAGCAAGAAAGGTTAATGATGTCGAGTTAGCAATTACTGACATATATCAAAACATGCGAGAGTATGACGAATTAACAAATCGTAGAATTGATCAAGAAATTGATCGAGTAGACCGAATCCATCTGGACTGTATTAAGTATACAGATTCTAGAGTAGACAAATTAGAAGCAAAAATAGTAGGCAATTTAATGCCAAAAGAAATTTTAAAAGGATAAAATAACAAGAGGCTGGCCAAATTAATTTATGAAAAGAGTTTTATTTATAATTAACAAAATGAATTTCCGTCCCTCTTCAGGGCACGGAATTTTCATGAAAGGTTCTATAGACACATTTTTAGAAAATGGTCACTTTATAGATGTCTTATCTGACGGGGAGCCTGACGATAACTTCTTAAAGGATTATCCTATTAATTTTATATTTCCAGACAAACAAGACAGATTAGCTTATTCAAAGCATTCTAATTTGTTTCAATTTGCAGATAGCTTTAATTTTGAAAAAGCAATTAACTTTCGATCTGCAATTACAAAAGCGCTAGCAAATAATGTATATGATTTAATAATTTGTAATGATACAGAATCAGCTTTTGTATGTTACCAAATGGAACTTTATAAACATATTCATGTAACTTCATATGCTCATGAATGTGCATCTATCAATCCAGAATTAGGAGCCGGAGTATTCAAAGACTGCTATTATAATTTAATAGAGCAAATGATGTACTTTCCAATTACCACATTAATTCAGACTGAACAAAACAAAGCAAAGATACTTCCATTGCTTCCATTTCCTAATCCTAACCTTTATGTACAGCTTTATCCATTAACAGATGCGAACGCTGTAAATATCAAAGAGAAAGACGGGTTACTTTATATAGGCCGTCATGAGGACCGTAAGAATCCGGCCGCTTATATCAAGTGTCTGGCCGACATAAAAGAGAAGTTTGGCATTGAATTAAAGGCTAATGTAATGACGCGTCAAGCACACGTTAAAAAGTTTGAAGCTGACTTTGCTTCTATAGGCCATACCAATTATGAAATTGTAGCTGATGTAGTAGGAGAAGAAAAAGCGCAAATAATTCAAAAGTCAAAGGTAGCATTTATGCCTTACAAAAACGAATCATTTGGAATTGCAGTTTTAGAAGCATTGAGATATATGCCTACCATTGTGTTAGACAAATTTGACTGGCATTATAATTTCAAAGGATTTTCTAATTTTATTGTAGCAGACTCTAAAAATATTGCAGAGGCTGTATTTGCTTCTTATAATGCAACTCCAATACAAGAAGAAGTAATTTTAAAAGAGTTTGCAGATTACCAAACCTCTTATGAACAATCTTTATTAGGTTTGCTAGACGGTCCTATAATGGGTAAAGGTAAAGAGCCACGAAATAGATTATACACTTATCTACAAGATAATAAAGGAACTTGGGTTGAGCTTGCTAAATATTTTCAAACAGAAAATGCCAAAGGAGTAATGTACCTAACTTCAGATATCGAAACCATTTATGTAAATTTAGGTTGGTATCAAATCAAACAAACAAATCACGAAACGTATTTAGGAATTCCAGATGATAATGGAAATTTAGAGCATAAAGAAATTGAAGATACTTCAGACACTTTCTCTAGTTTCTTTCAATAGGAATTCTTATATTAAATAAAAATTAAGTTTATGAGTAAAATTATTTATCTTCCTTTAGAAGAATTACCACAAAGGTATACAGGTATGATGAATGCAGCTATCTATCCAAAAGTAGATATCTCTTTATATCCTAAAATTGAAATTGACACTGAAATTAAAAGAGGTCAATTTCTAGACATTGTCAATACATGTAAATTCAAAGCAGCCCAACTTCAAATGGTTGCAGATTTATTTAATGAAGGCAAAGTAGAAAATGGAGATTCATTTTTAATCGGAGACATATTCTTTCCAGGAATTGAAATGATTAAATATATGTCTGAGCTTCAAGGCATGGATGTAAAAGTATTTGGAATTAATTATGCAGGTAGAGCTGATAAGACAGACTTTGTGCAGCAATTATCTTATTGGGCAGATGCTTCAGAAGCAGGATATCACTTTATCTGTGATGGAATCTTTGTAGGAAGTTCAGATCACGCAAATAACGTATGTGACCATTTTGGTCTTAATCCAGCAACTGTATATAGAACAGGATTGGTATGGGACTTGGAATACATGAAGCAATTTCCAAACGACGGAGACAAAGAAGATTTTGTTATTTGGCCACATAGATTTTCTAAAGAAAAAGGAATTGATGAATTGGTTGAGTTTGCAAAAAATACAAAAAAGAAAATTATTATCACTTCTTCAGGTCCAATGAAGCATTTAGGCTTTCTTCCTAAAAACATTGAGTATAGACATTCATTAACAAAAGCAGAGTATTTTGATTTAATGAGAAGAGCAAAATGGTACTTGTCGACAGCATATCAAGAAACGTTTGGTTACACTATTCAAGAAGCAATTTATTTCGGTTGTGAAATTTTAGTTCCAAATAGAGCATGTTGTCCTGAAATGGTTCCGGCTAAAAATGTTTATAATTCAGTAAATGAAATTGAAACAAAATTCAATGAAGGTGGTTTAGTAGTTCCAATGTCTTGGACAGAAAAATGGGATAACAATGCACAAACGATGATTGACATCATAAAAGAAAATTAATGTATCAAAATATAGCATATCAAAAGAATAAGAATTTAATTCACGTATGGGATGACAAAAAAGGTCATATGCAATTTCCATTCAAAAAGTATGCTTATAAAAAGTCTGCTCATGGAAAGTTTGTGGCACTTGATGGTTCCAAATTAGAAAAGGTAACAAAGTGGGACGACTCTGATTTACAGAGAGGTCAAATTTATGAATCTGATATCAATCCAGAAACAAGAACGCTAATCGATTTATATTTTGAAACGGATGATCCTTCAACAGGTCATAGAGAGATGTTCATTGATATTGAGGTTTCAACAGAAGGCGGATTTTCTTCAGCAGAAGAAGCTTGGCAACCAATGACTTCAATTGCATTTCATGATAGAACTGCGAGTCAGTCAGTTGCAATTATTGTAGACAAAGACGGAGCCTTAAAACCATATACAGATAAAGATTTAATTTTAGAAGTAGTTCAGACAGAATACGAACTTATATCTAGGTTCTTAACTCATTATATGGAAATCAATCCAACCATTATAACAGGATGGAACATTGATTATTTTGATATTCCATATTTGTATAATAGAATTTCGCAAGTAGCTGGAAAGGAATATGCAAATACTTTATCTCCTATCAATGAAGTAATTTATCTTCCTCATAGAAATAGATATAGAATAATGGGAGTGTCTTGTTTAGATTACATGGCATTGTATAAACTATTTACTTACTCTGAAGAGTCTTCATATTCTCTAGACAATATTTGTAAAAAGGAATTAGGTAAAGGTAAGATTGAGTATGAAGGAAATCTAGATCATTTATATAAAACAGATCCTGAAAAGTTTGTTGAATATAACGTGAATGACGTTACTTTAGTTTTAGAGTTAGACGAGAAGCTTAAGTTTTTATCTTTGGCTCGAGGTATCTGTCACAAAGGTCATGTGCCTTATGAAGATGTATATTTCACTACAAGGTATTTAGACGGAGCTTGTGTGACTTATATGAAGCGATTAGGAATAGTCGCTCCTGATAGAAAATTAAAAGACCACTCACAGGTTACAGAATCCGACGGTCATGAAAATGACTTCGCAGGAGCTTATGTAAAAGATCCAATTCCAGGTGTGTATGAATGGGTATTTGATGAAGATATGGCGTCTCTATATCCTTCAATTATTAGAACTTTAAATATCTCTCCGGAGACTAAAGTAGGTAGAATTGAAAATTGGGATGCAGTAAAAGAGTCTTTTTGGAATAACACAAATGACACTACAAGTGCAAAAATTAAAGCAGGTGCTAGACATTCGCTAATTCCAATAAATGAATTTAGAAATTATTTAGTTGAAAATAAATTTACAGTATCTTCAATTGGAGTAGTGTATGATTATTCTAGAAATGGATTGATTCCTTCTATTCTTGAAACTTGGATGAATGAAAGAGAAGAGTATAGAGCATTGGCTAAGAAATATGGTAAGGATGGAGACGCTGAAATGTCTAAATTCTTTGACTCTAGACAGCACACAATGAAAATTGTAAATAACTCTTTGTATGGTGCATTAGGAGCTCCTGGGTTTAGATTCCATGATTTAGATAACGCAGAGTCTATTACACTAACGGGACAGCAGGTTATCAAGCACGCGATGTTCAAAGGTAATGAATGGTTTACTAAACAAACTGGAGTTGATAAAGAGTATGTAATTTATGTGGACACAGATTCAAATTACTTCTCTGCTAAGCCTATAATCGATTTAATGGAATCGAAAATGGGTAAAGAATTGACAAAACAAGAAAAGATTGATGTGACCTACAAAACTTCTCAGGTAGTTGAAAAATACATTAATGATTCTTGGGATGCATTTTGTTTAAATATCTTAAACTCTAATAAACATTTCTTAACTATTAAACAAGAATATGTTGCAGAGTCTGGGTTATGGATAGCAAAGAAACGTTATGCACAAAAAATTATATCAGAGAAAGGAGTTCTAATTTCTGAAATGACTAATGGCGCTAAAGAATGGAAACTAGATGTAAAAGGAATGGATGTTGTAAGATCGAATTTCCCAAAAGCATTTAGAGAATTTATGTCTGGTATCTTAATTGATATTTTAAATATATCTCCTCAAAAGAAAATTGACGATAAGGTTTTAGCATTTCGTGAAGAAATGAAGCATAAGCCTATGTTTGATATTATGTTTCCGACAGGAGTTAAAGAATTAAAGAAATACAAGACTAAAAAAGTCAAAGGTCAAATGTTTGGAGACAGAGTTAAAGGAACTCCAATTCACGCAAAGTCAGCTTTAAATTATAATGACTTAATGACTTACTATAAGATTTCATTATCTCAACCTATATTAGATGGTGAAAAGATTAAGTGGACTTATTTGAAAAATAATCCTTTTGGATTAGATACTTGTGCTGTAAAAGGATTTGACGATCCAGAAGAAATACTTAAATTCATAACTCAATATATTGATTATGATAGGATATTCACAGCGTCATTAGAAAATAAACTGCAAGGATTTTATGATGCTTTGAGTTATGGTAGAATACCTAAAAATGATAATATGGCTGATTTTTTCAGTTTCTAAATTAAAAGTATGAATACAAAAACAACAGTAATGGTTAAATTGGCAGTTGATGCAATGCACAACTTTCCAAAGGCAGCTGAGTTATTTCCTGAAGTTGCTTTTTTAGCTGACAGACATAGACATATGTTTCACTTTACAATTAGCAAAGCAGTTAATCATGATGACAGAGATGTAGAGTTTATTATGTTTAAAAGAGATGTATTGGCTTATTTATTTGATCAATATTCTGATTCTCATTCTAGAACATTAGAATTCGGTCCTAAATCATGTGAGATGCTATCGCGTGAAATTTTAGAAAGATTTGATTGCGAATGGGTTGAGTGTTGGGAAGACCTAGAGAATGGTGCTCGTGTAGAACGAATATAATGACAGTTTACGTAATAACAGATAATTTAGTAACTGAGCCTAATTCATGGGAGACTCATTTAGCCTCTATACTTCAAGGATATATAGAAGCTAATAAATTAGACTCTTATACAATTAAGGATATATCCAGCTTATCTGATATTAAAGAGTTATTTAAAACTAAAGCTATTCAAACTGATGACAAATTTATATTTCCTAATGCATGGGGCTCTTCAGCAACTTACATTAAACATTGGTCAGAGAATTACAATATACCAGTAGAAACGATTGGAATGTGGTCAAGAGGATGTTTCATCAATGATGACAAAGAATTTAGACCAGTAGGTAATAGAGATTGGAGAAAGGTATTTGAAAGAGCATCTTTTAGATGTTTAGATAAATCATTTTTTATTTCAGAATATTTCAAAGAGCAGTTTAGAATTTATGTATCTAAATTTGTATTTCCTGATAGGTTAGGAGTAATTCCATTTCCATTAGATTATTTAGAATTAGAAATAGCTTTGTACAAAAACAAACATTACAAGCAGGACATGGTAATCTTTCCGTGGGATTCATATACTCCACTTCAAGAACAAATTATGTACGACTTTGTAAGAGTGTTTAAGAATATGCAAATTATATTTGCTCAAGAAAAAAGTCCTTTGGAAAGACATCAGCTTTTGACTCAAATTCAAAAAGCAAAAGTTGCATTTTTACCATATGACTATCCTAATATAGGAACTGAAATTTATGAATGTCTATTGTTAGGCACCATTCCGTTAGTTCCAGATTTAGAAGGATTAAGAGATTTTGTCCCAATGGAGTTTAGATATCCTCCGGAATGGACCGAATCAATTTTTAATTATAGTAAATACGCGCCTGATTTAACTGCCAAGATAAAAGATTTGACAGACAATTATACGATGTATGTGCCATTAATTAATAACCAGTTAGAACATTTATTTGAAAATCATTACGACTCAGAAAAAATAATTGAGCAAATATTTGGTAATTCCAATTGAAAATTATATATTTAGTTTATGAAAGAAAAAAAGTTAGTTTATTTCCCGTCTCTATCGAGTGGAGCTTATGCATCGCCTTTGACTAAAGACGCAGAGGTAGCTCCAGGAGTTCCATATAGATTTTGGGATGATAGAGTGCCTGAAGAGTGGCGTTATAAGTATTTTCTTATGACAGCAGGTCACTTATACAAAAAAGAAGATATCCGACAAAAGTGGGGCTTACAAGATACTTTGGTATTTGGTGACTCCGGCGGATTCCAAATTGCGACAGGAGCCTTAAAATGGGACATGGCATTGCGTGATCAAATATTTGAATGGCTAGAAGCTAATTCAGATATCGCATGTAATATTGATATTCCGCCTCGTGTTACATACGAAGGAAGATTCCAAGAGTGTTTGGATATGAGTTTAGATAACTTCAAATACTTTGAAAAGAAACAATCTGGTAAGACTAATTTCTTAAATGTAGTTCAAGGTTCAAATCCGCAAGAATTTAGACATTGGTACAATACAGTTAAAGGATTAGAATTTGGAGGATGGTGTATTGGGTCTTCTAGAAGATTAGTAGACTTCATGTACATTTTATCTTTGATGATTAAAGAGAAAGAGTTTTTGAAAGAAAATAATACGTGGGTTCACTTATTAGGTATTTCGAAAGTATCAGACTTTTTTGTATTAGCTTATTTACAAAAGTTAATGAATCAGTATACAGGTAATAGAATTACTATCTCAACAGATTCTTCTTCTCCAGGTCAATATCCAATCTTTGGTCAAATGGTATGGAGTCCGAATTGGAAAGATCAAGTATTTAATATGTTGTATTTTCCAAAAGATGGTTCTAATATGGGGTATCCTGATCATGGACATCTTCCTTCTTTAGTTAATCATCCTGGTGTTCCTTATTTCACGTATGACATTGCTAAGAATTGGTCGACAGAAGCAGTAACTCGAGCTACATATCACAATTTGCATATGTATATCTATACTGTAGACAATGTTGAAAAATTAATTGATACTTGTCCTTTAGAGGCTATGGTTGATATTATTCCAAATGACTTAATTCAAGTATTGAGATCTATGGAAGAAATGTTTAACTCCCCAGATCCAATAGCAGTGTATGAAAGATATAGACAATTTTATGTTAAATACGGCGGTGAGAATGTAATGAATATCGCAAAAGAAGTTGCGACTGAATTCTTTGACTATACAGTATTTGATTCAGTAGATATGAAAAAACTTAAAAAAGAACAAAAATTACTAAAAACAAAATAATAAATTATGGCAAAGGAAATCTATTTCGAGTTAGATAGTCGCAACGGATTAAAGCGTGGTGTTGATAAGTTAGCAAACGCGGTTAAAGTTACATTAGGCCCAAAAGGTAGAAATGTAGTAATTGGAAAGAAATTTGGTAGTCCCGTAATTACTAAAGATGGGGTTTCGGTAGCAAAAGAAATCGAATTATCCGATCCCTTAGAAAATATGGGTGCTCAAATGGTAAAAGAAGTAGCTTCTAAAACTAATGATTTAGCAGGTGACGGAACCACTACGGCTACTGTATTAGCTCAAGCAATTATGACTTCAGGTCTAAAAGCTATTGGTACTGGCGTTAATCCAGTTGATTTGAAAAGAGGAATTGATAAAGCAGTTGATGCTGTTATTGAATCTTTAAAAGAGTCTTCTATTAGTGTAGGAGATGACAATTCTAAAATTGTTCAGGTAGCTACTATTTCAGCAAATAACGATTCAGCTATTGGAGAGTTAATTGCAGAAGCAGTTAAACGTGTAGGTAAAGACGGAGTAATTACTGTAGAAGAAGCTAAAGGTATGGAAACTGAATTGAAGACTGTTGAAGGTTTACAATTTGACAGAGGTTATCTATCAGCTTATTTTGTTACTAATACAGATAAAATGGAATGTGAATTGGAAAATCCATTAATCTTAATCTATGATAAAAAGATTAGTTTGATGGCTGAATTACTTCCTATTTTAGAAAAGGCAGTAGGGTCAGGTCGCCCAGTATTAATTATTGCAGAGGATGTAGATCAAGAAGCGTTAGCTACTTTAGTAGTTAATAGAGTAAGAGCTGGTTTAAAAGTATGTGCTGTGAAAGCGCCTGCATTTGGAGACAGAAGAAAAGATATGTTAGAAGACATAGCTATTTTAACGGGCGGTACTGCTTTATTTGAAGAAGGCGGTTATAAATTAGAAGATGCTGAATTGGAACATTTAGGTCAGGCAGCAAAAGTAATTGTAGGTAAAGATTATTGTACAATTGTAGATGGTGCAGGAGAAAAAGAAGTTATTGTAGAGCGTGTTACTAAAATTAAAGGTCAGATCGATCAAGCTAAATCAGACTTTGAGAAAGAAAAGTATCAAGATCGTTTAGCTAAATTAACAGGAGGTGTCGCAATTCTTTATATCGGAGCGGCGTCTGAAGTTGAAATGAAAGAAAAGAAAGATAGAGTTGACGATGCTTTACATGCAACGAGAGCAGCTATTGAAGAAGGAATTGTTCCAGGTGGAGGAGTAGCCTTACTGAATACTATTAAAGCTCTAGAGTCTTTGAAAGGCGATAATGAAGATGAGACTGTAGGTATACAAATTATTAGAAAAGCTATTGAATCTCCTTTAAGACAAATTTGCATCAATGCAGGTATAGAAGATTCAGTAGTAGTTAAAGAAGTGATGCAGTCCGCAAAAGAGTTTGGGTATAATGCAAAGACAGGTGAGTATGTAGATATGGTAGCTGCTGGTATTATCGACCCAACTAAAGTAACTAGAGTTGCATTGCAAAATGCTGCTTCAGTAGCATCTATGATTATGACAACGGAATGTGCATTAGTGCCAATTCCAGAAGAAAATAAACAAACTCAACATAGTCAAGAATATTAATCAAAAATTCAAAAGGAATTCATATATTAAGTTAAATAAAAAATAAAATGGAAAAAAGTAAGTTTATAGGTTTTATTAACCGTTACTTCTTGGCAGGTAATACAGACAGTGCCAAATTAATCGTGAAAGATAATAAATTAAGTACTAACTTTATTAGTGCTGACCAAAATGTAATTGGCGAGGTAGTTTTAAATAGTTTTGAAGCTGCGGACGCTGACTTAGGTGTTTACGCGACTTCACAATTAGTAAAAATGTTAAGTGCAGTAGATGAGAAAATGGATATTACCTTTGGGGAAGTAGACAAAAAGATTTACTCAATGAATTTTAAAGATTCTAGTACTAGCGTAACTTATATGTTAGCTGATTTATCAGTTATCAGACAAGTGCCTAATTTGAAGTCATTGCCTGACTTTAATGTAAAGATAGAGTTGAATAAAGACTTCGCAAATAACTTTAAAAAGGCAGCGAATGCTTTGCCAGAATCAGATAATTTTGGTGTAGAGTCTAATGGCGAAGAAACTAAAATTATTATCAACCACTCGAGTGTAAATACAAATAGAATTGTATTCTCGACAGACACTGTAGAGGCTGCTTCAATGGACACAGTTTGTTTTTCAGCAAAATTGTTTAAGGAAATCTTAAATGCAAATGCTGACGCGACTGGGTTATTAGAAGTGTCATCTAAAGGATTGGCAAGAGTAACTTTCTCAAATGCTGATTATTCATCAACTTATTTCTTAGTTAAATTAACAATATCATAATGTTTGGAAATTCGGAACATACCCTTTGGGTAGAAAAATATAGACCAGAGCAGTTAGACGGTTACGTAGGTAATCAAGCAATTGTAGAAAAGGTAAGGATATATCTTGAAAGTGGTGATGTACCGCATTTGCTCCTTTATGGAACTGCAGGAACAGGTAAAACTACTCTTGCAAAATTAATTGCTAAAAATATAGATTGTGATTTGATGTATATTAATGCATCAGATGAAAATAATGTAGATACTGTTAGAGAAAAGATTAAAAGTTTTGCTAGCACAATAGGCTTTCGTCAATGGAAATTGGTAATCCTTGACGAGGCCGACTACTTGACCCCGAATGCGCAAGCAGCTCTTCGAAATTTGATGGAAACGTTTTCGAAAACGACTCGATTCATTTTAACATGTAACTATGTTGAAAAAGTAATCGATCCAATTCAGTCACGTTGTCAGGTATTTGGTATCACCCCACCGTCAAAGAAAGATGTCGCGATTCGCATCAATGAAATTCTTCAAGCTGAAGCAGTTACGTTTAAACCAGAAGACCTGGTTTCCATTATTAATGCGGGGTATCCTGATATCCGTAGGATACTTAACTCCTGCCAGCGTCAAGTAGTTAAAGGCGAATTGAAAGTAGACAAGCAATCTTTAATTGCATCCAATTATATGGATAAGGTTATTGAATTGTTAGCCTCAAAGCCGGATAAAAAACAATTGTTTACTTCAATTCGTCAGTTGTTAGCAGATTCTCAAGTAAAAGACTATACAGCATTATATAGACATCTATATGATAATTTAGATTCTTTTGCTACAGGTCACATTGCATCTATTATTCTTATCATTGCAGAAGCTCAATATCAAGATGCTTTTGCAGTTGATAAAGAAATAAATGTATGTGCTATGTTTGTAAAAATTCTTAACGAAATTTACTAAAATGTCTAGAATGAATTTTCCTGAGCCTTGGAAGAACATGAAGATTGACAGTCCAAGTACTAAAATATCTCATTTCGATAATACTTCTATTTTAACATTCAAGAATCCTGATACGGAAATGATTTTTGAAATTACTAGAGAAGGCGATATTCGAATTGGTAAAGGTTATATAC